GCCTGCAGGATAGCCAGGGCCGCTTTACCGACAGCCTGCGCATCAGGCATAGCAAGGTTCGCGGGCAGATATGCTGGGAACGGAACAACGACCCTTTGCCTTCCGAAGATGTATAACCTGGCAGCCCATCCTGATAGCCTGGGCGGCCCGTGGCAGCCTTTGGGCGGCCTGGCCTATACCCTACCCGCCCTAACCGCCCTGGCGGGCTTCTGGCGGCCTGCCTTCCCGATCGTATCCCAACCCTGGCACAAGCGTAATAACCTAAAGGTTATTATTAGGGGATTAACCCCTTTGCTATACGCTTACGCTACAAAGGGGATTGCACCCCTAACTGCTAACCCGCGCGCCGCCTGACCTAATGGAAAAGAAAAGAGTCAATAAGCGGGCGATAACTAAAGCGATAAGATGGCGCAAGGCCTGGCGCGATCATAAGCCCGCTATGGCCGCTAACCTGGCCCATATCCATTCGATGCAGCAGGCAGCCAAGGCAGCGCGCATAGAACGCATCAAGGCGATCCTGGTTAACCTCCCCGAAGGATTTACCAGCAGCCAATCAAAAGAACTATTTGTTTCGGCCCTAACCCTAGCAGGCCACGAACCTACCCCAGCCAGACTTAAGCGGCTGCGAACCTATGCCGTTCGCTATGGCCTGATGCGATATGAAGCGCGGTTAAATCTTTGGATAAACTTAGTTTGATAGAAGCCTTTCCCTATCGTATCTAATGCCTATGCCTGACCAGCAACCCAGCCCGCCGCCGCTGCGCGAAGGCCGCGCCGAAGAAGCGCTATTTGATCGCTGGTTTGCTGGCCTGACGAAGAAGGAACAGGCTGAGTATCGTAAGCGCGGCGCTGGGCCTTATAGCGAAATGGGACTGCCCAGGCATTCGTTCCCGATCTACGATAACGCTGCGCATTGGAACGGCGATGATCCGCGCCGCGCTGAACTGCAGATTGAAAGCGATACCTGGGTATCCCTAGAACGAATGCAGGAAGTTATAGCGGACTGCCTGGCTATGCTAGGTGCATCGGATGAACGGGCAGTAGTTAATCATTTCGATCTTATTAGGATCGTCCTGGGCTTGCCCGATGCGCCGCAGCAAACTGAGTTAGCGCGCCGAATGAAACTGACGAAGCAGGCGGTAAGCATTCGCGCGAAGAAGATGCTGCTGCGGGCCAGCAAGGTAGCGCCAGGGATACTTCAGCGCGTGAAGATGCAACCGAAGCCAGGCGATCGCTGCGCGGATTGGGCGCGGAATATTATAGAAAAAAATCCTAATCCTAAGCGGGCCGCTAAGGAATCTTTTACCCCACCCCTAAGGCGTTCGTGGGCCACGCACCACGGGCAAAAATCGCAAATCCCTTTGCCGAAACCGCCAGGAAGGCTACGGGCTGCCGATCCAGGCGCGCGAATCCAGGTTAAACCTCAGTTGAAAACTATTATATCTGGCCGCTACCAACTATGACCGATCAACCGACCAGGGTAACGCAGAAACAATTAGCAGCCGCGCTGAACCTATCAAAAGGTTATGTCGCGAAGTTAGCGCAGGAAGGAATGCCGAACACCAGCGTTGAAGCCGCGAAGGCCTGGCGCGCCGAACGGGCTGCTGGGCGAACGAAGCCCGCGCCGATCCCTGCAGCGCGGCCTGACAATATCGAAGGCCTGACCGATAACAGCCTGGGCGGCGCGCTGGAACAGCATAGGCGCTTAGTTCAGCGGGCGCGCGATGTTTACCTGGCGGCGATCGAACAGGGCGATAGCAACCAGGCGCGGCTGCAGTCAGCCTATAACAGTTCGCTTAAGACCCTGATCGCCCTGGAAGCCGAAGAAGTCAGGCGCGCTTTGGAAGCCAGAACCTATATCAAACTATCCGAAGCCGAATCAGTTATCAGCGATTGGACGGCGAAGGTAATCGCCCGCCTGGATAAGTTGCCGCTGGATTGCGCCGAAGCCTGCAACGGCGATCGGCCCGAAACCGCGATCAAGGTTCTGGAAGCCTGGGCGCTGCGCGTTCGCGTTGAACTATCGAAGCAAACCTTATGAACGAACCGAACAAACAACGAATGATTCCGCTGCATATCGCCGACCAGGCGGTTGCCGCCTGCGATAAAGAGATTGCCGAACTGCGGGCGCAGGTCGCGGAACTTAAACAGCAGCCCGATGCGCTGACGGCTTACCTATACGCCGCCGAACTTGCGAAGGCTGACATTAAGAAACTGAAGGCAGAAAACGAACGGCTGCGCGCCGCTGGCGATGCGATGGCGGCCCGCTTGCTTTACCAGGGATATCCCGAAACAGTCCAGGCTTGGGAAGCCGCGAATAAACTATGAAACCTAAACTAATCAAGTTCGTAGCCTGCGGCGATAATCACGGCGATCACGGGGACGCGGAAAGTATCGCCGCGCTGCTGGCCTACTGCGATGAGTTTAAGCCCGATGTTAAGATACATCTGGGCGATTGTTTCGACCTGCGCGCGCTGCGCCAGGGCATCGGTTCGGGCGATGCGGAAAGCGGCGAAAGCCTGGCTGACGATTTGGCCCAGGGCATTGATTTCTTGCGGGCATATAAACCCGATGTTTATTTGTGGGGTAATCACGAACATAGGTTAGATCGGCTGATTACATCTAGTTCCAGCGCGCTGATCCGCGATTACTGCCAGGATATCAAAGACCGAATCAACCGCGAAGCCCGCCAGGCTGGCGCGAAGAAAATCCTGCCTTATCATTATTCGCGCGGCGTATACCGCCTAGGGCCGATAGCGCTGGTTCACGGATACGCACACGGATTGAACGCCGTCAGTTTACAGGGCCAGCATTATGCCCAGGCTGGCGGCGCGCTGGTCTGCGGTCATATCCATCGCCTTGAATCCGTAGCGCTGCAGCGCGACAAAGGCGGGCAGGCTTTCAGCGCTGGCTGCCTATGCGATAAAGAACCTGGCTATGCGACCGCCAGGCTGGGAACTAGCCGCTGGGGTAGCGGCTGGGTAGCGGGCTGGGTTCAGGGTAACGATTGGAAAATCTGGCTATGCCACAAGGTTGGCGATCGCTGGTTCTTTCAGACTGATTTCAAACTATGGCAACCGAAGCGCAAATGAAGAACGGGCTAACAATCCTGCTGGCCGCGCTGAACGGCAAAGACCAGAAGCCGCCAGGCTGGTTCGACCTGCACGAACTGCGGCGAATCTTTCGGCTGCTTACCTTGAACGCTACCAGCAACCTGGCGAAGCGGCTGTTCGATCGCGGCTATATGGAACGGCAGGTTATCCATACGCTGCACGAAAACGGGAAACACGGGCTGGCCTACATCTATCGCCCATCGCGGCGCTTTACCGATCCGCTGGTTGCGCGCCAGGCGATGCAGTCCGAAGGCATCGACCGAATCCCGAAGGGTTGGGTTTCAATGCGCGACTATGCCAACCGCATCGGCCTGACGATCCAGGCGGTTCATCTTATGGCGCAGCGGCATAAACTTAAGCCGCGAATGTTCCGCGTTGCGGCGAACATCGGCTGCACGAAACCCGCCCAGCATTTCCGCAAGGCCGACCTGGATCGGCTGCACAAGCCGCGCCGCCGATGAACGACCAGCAGGCCGCGATCCTGGCTTCCGCCCAGGCTGTCATTCGCCCGAACTATTCTGGCGATCCCGTTGATTGGGCCGAAGCCAATGTTCTGGAAGTTCCCGATTCGCCCGTTCGCGGTCGGCTTTCCCTGGCGCGGACTCCCTGGCTGGCCGAAGCGCTGCGCATCCTTTGCGATCCTGAAACTAAAGTTGCCGTAATCCAGGCCGCTACTCAGTCAGGCAAATCCCTGCTGCAGCGCGTTTATCTTTCCTGGCAGATCGTCAACGCGCCTGGCCCGATAATGACGCTGCAGGCCAACGACCCTGAAGCGAAGGATTTTTTTCTGCGCTATGTTCGCCCGCTATGGAACAACTGCCCGCCCGTTAAGGCGCTGCTATCCGATGGGGACAACGACAAATCAACGACCGCCGATTTTAAGAACGGCGTAACTGTCTACTGTCGCGGCATCTGGAATGAGAACAATCTGCAGCGGCTTTCGCTGCGAACTGTTATTGTCGATGAAGCCTGGTTAGCGCCGCGCGGGCATTTGGCCGAAGCGGCTGCGCGCCTGCAGGCTTTCGGCTGGCTTGGCCGCGCAATCTATATGGGCCAGGGCGGGCGGGTTAATGATGAGTTCAGCGCGCTATACAACGGCAGCGATCGGCGCGAATGGCATATGGCCTGCCCGTCCTGCGGGCATCTGCAACCCTGGCGCTGGGAGTTTGTGCGTTATCCAGAAGATGCGAAGGTTAACGGAATCTGGGATTTGCAGAAGGTAGAAGCGGGGACAACTTACGAATGCAGCGGCTGCCGCGTTCGGCTTAAGGACAGCCCAGGCGTTCGGGCCGAAGCGAACGATCCGAAGCGCGGCGCTGGCTTCAAGGCCACAGGCCAGGCTTCGACCTGGGGAACAGTTGGGCTGCATTGGAACTGCCTGATTAATTCTTCGTTCGGTAAGGAAGGCGCGAAGATGCTAAAAGCGAAGGAAGCCTTCGATGCCTACGGGGACGAAGAACCGCGCAGGATTTGGAAGATGAAGCGCCTGGCGCAGCCTTGGGCAGAAGAAGGCGGCGCTATGGCCGCGCTGGTCGAAGCGGGCGATTACGGGCTGAACGATACCTGGCAGAACGAAGCCTGGATCACGCCGACCGCGAAGATCACCGATAGCAGCCTGGGAATCCCTGAACATTCCGTTCCGTTCCGAACGCTGGCTATCGATTGTCAGCGCGGATTCTTCTGGGCTGAAGTTCGCAGTTGGGCCAGGAACGGCAGCAGCCGCCTGCGCTGGTTCGGCAAGGTAGATACCTGGAACGGGTTAGACGATCTGGCAAAGGCCCATCAGGTTTCGCGCGCCCTGGTCGGCGCGGATAGCGGGGACAATACCCAGGAAGTCTACGCGCAAACGGCAAAGCGCGGCTGGAAGGCGCTACGCGGTTCGGGCCAGAATGATTTTGCGGTTGCCGATGGGCAGGGTAAAACTACCCGAAGGTTCTATTCCGATAAGCAAAGGGTTATTGTCCCTGGCCTTCGTGAGCGCGCCGAACTGATCGTATTCGCGAACCTGGCTGCAAAGGATTTCCTGGCAGGCCTGCGCAACCGCCGCCTGCATACTTACGCGCGCGATGTTTCCGAAGAATATGTAAAACAATTAACTTCTGAAGTCAGGACAACTGACAGCCGCAGCGGTAAACCTATCTGGATTTTCCCCGAAGCGAATCGGCAAATCGGTAATCACGCCTTCGACTGCGCGGTTATGAGTCTGATCCTGGCGGTTCGCTGGGGAGTAATCGGGCGCGAAGCGACCGAAACGCCTGACGCGATCGCGGCCCAGGCCGCCGTTGACAATGGGAACAGTTGACGCACAACGCATAGTTAACGGCTGCTGGTTTAGTTTCTGCGCGTTGGTCGATCGCGCGGGTTGTGGGCTGGGCCAGCAGCCGCCCAATTATTTGACCTGGCCCGCAATCATATGGCAATCAGCGGCGTATTCATCGGGCTTACCGAAGCGGAACTTTTGGCAATCAAAGCGAAGGCTTTGGCCGAAGTTACCAGCGGCGTAGTTATGACGAACTATTCTGATAGCGGCAGTTCGGTCGGGAAGCAGGTAACGATGCCAGCGCGCGATCGGCTTGCCGAAGCGATGTATGCCCTGCAACTTCTTAACCCTGGGGTTTACGGCCAGCCGCAATCGCGCGTTATCCGAACTGATTGGACTAACTACCAGGACTAAACTTTATGCCTAAGAAATCCGTAGCGAAGAACCTGAAGCCTGGCGCTGCCCAGCCGCCGCTTAAGCCGCAGGCTGCAGGCAGCCAATCGTTCAGTTCGGTCGGCTTCAGTTCCAACCGCGCAACGATCTACGGGCAGGCCGCTGATTTCTCCGTTGATTACCAGCCGACCGACCGCCTGGAAATGATTAAGCGGATTCGATACGGCGAAAGGAATTACGGCCTGGTTCGCCAGGTGTTCAACGATTACACGCTTTACTGTATCGGCGATGGAATCACGCCGCAAAGCGGCGCAGCCGAAGCCGATGTAGGCGCGGCCTATGAAGCCTGGTTCAAAGCCTGGGCTGCCGAAGCCTCTCAATGCGGGCGCTTTTCCTTTTACGATATTCAGCGAATCACCCTGCGCGCCGCGCTGCGCGATGGGGACTGCTTCGTTATCCTGGCAATCGATGAAGGCAGGCCGCGCCTGCAGATCGTTGAAGGGCATCGGGTAGGCAACCCGATCGGCAAGCCGATTCCTGCGGGAATGGCTGACGGCGTTCAGTTCGATAGCAAGGGCCGCCTGGTCGGTTATAATATTATCCAGGGCGATAACAGCAGCGTCCT